CACAACGGGCGGCCAACGAGGCAGCCATCGCGGCCGACCCAGAGTTGGCCACCATGACTGACGATGAACTCGCAGCCCGCAACTTAGCGGCGGCTGAAAGCAAAGGTTAATTGACTAACCGGGGTATCAAGTAGTACCCTTAACACCATGGATAAGTTCAAGTGCCCCATTGCCCTACGGAGCTTGTTCTCCGTTAAGGCTATCGTCGTCCTGTTGTCGGTAATCATAGCTGTCGAAGGCGCCTTGCTTTTGACTCCTAGCTCATCCCCTCCGAGTAACCAGCCAGACAAGGTGCTGCTGGCTAAGCACGTTACGCAGCTGAGCGTGACTGTAATGACACCAAAAGGGACCGGTACTGGGGTTCTCATTACGCGCGACGCAAAGCAGGGCAAGAAGATGCACTTCGTTCTTACCGCGGCACACGTGGTAGCGAACGTAAGGACATTCGTGCCTTCGCTCGAAGCGGGTAAGCCTGTCACCAAAGCGGTGTTCGGAGAGGTCAGGGTCTCGGTGACGATCAGGCAGGAAGGTCACGTCATTCGTACCATGGTCTACCCGGCCCGGGTGATCCAATACAGCAACGCCGACACAGGCCGAGATCTGGCTGTGCTTCAGTTGCCTGATGCTGGACTGCCTGACATTGACACAGCGTTCGACACCCAGGTTCCCACGGTGGGTGAAGACCTGTTTCACGTCGGAAGCATGTTCGGACTAACGGAGTCGTTCACGTGCGGAGTGGTGAGCCAGGTTGGTCGAGAGCTGTACGGACGATTGTTCGACCAGGTAGCAATGACGATCTACCCAGGATCAAGCGGTGGCGGCGTGTTCAACGCAGACGGAAAGTGCATCGGAATCGCCGTGCTGCTCAGGGCACCCGGGTTGGGGTTCATTGTACCGGCCAGGGAAGTTATGGCGTGGTCCGCGAAGGCCGGCTGTGGCTGGGTCACCGATCCCACGGTTAGGATCGACAGAGAAAAGCTAGACAGCCTGCCAGTAGAGAACGACGGATCGGCGCTGCCTGAAGGAAAAGAAGAGAGCGAAGACGCTCCAGGCGGTAGACCGGAATGCCGATAAAGCATTCGCTTCAAAAAGGCCCGAGCCCTTCAACAGGGACTCGGGCCTTTTAGTTACAGAGTAGAATCCTAAAGCCCGAACCACTTCACTGGGGTTCGGGTTCATGTTTTTGTACGTCCATCTTTTTACCTATCACACCTATGTCAGAAGTTAAAGTTTACAACCTACGGTCAAGCGGGCTCATCCACACGCCCGGGATGATTCGCTACTGGATGTCTGGTTACCCAGTAGATCCCAGGCGGATGTACTGGCAGATGGTCATGGCGTTCCCTGCGTTGCCGGCGGCACTGATCGCAGACGTGCTGTCCTGCCGGTGTCCATTCACGGTCGAGGGTGCCGAGCTAGACACCGTCGTAATCATATGGACAGAGCCCATGGGAGAGTTCGAAGATTATCTCAGGAATTAGAAGTATGCGCGCCATAATTAACGTAAACCGACACGTGATTGCAAAGAACCGGATGCTGACCAAACGGGCTCAGTCCGGAGAGATCAGCGAGGACGCGGCCGTTGCCGAGATGGCCCCAACGCTGTCCGTGAAGACCTATAAGGCCAATCATTACACCAAGCACGTCCTGATCAAAGACGGGCGTGGCCGGGTCATCGCCCAGATAGTTTATCGCCCGTTTAATCCGCTGAGTTGCGGAGCCACAGTGTGGATCGAAGTCCTGGACAGTAATAACGTTGAAATTTTGAATGAAAGCCAAAGTAAAGAATCTGGAATCACGAAGGTCAGCACTCGCAAAGCATCTAGGGGTGAAGGTAAGCGACATAGTGCCTGCCGAGTATGATCCGTATTCCATGATCGCTTGTCCTCGCGAGGCACGTCGAGGTACAAGCCCAGCAGAGGCCAAACAGCGCGTCAAGAAGCTTCGAAGTATTCTGCGAGTCATTGACCCTCTGTCCACCAAGTGGAAGTCTGCCGACATCAAGTTTGTTCGACCGTCGAACAATCAGGCATGCGGCTACCCGGAGTACCACGACCTGGTGGAGCGATTGCGCGCCAGCGAGACCGCCGCAAGGATGATCGAGAAGTGTAAGGATACTCAACAGATTGAGAATGATCTGTACTTCATCAGCGGGTTACAGAACGAAGACACCAAAAACATCTTCCTCACGCTTCGTGAAGCATTCGACGGAGAGGTGCCGGTAGACCGGACCACACCTTACAATACGTCAGACGGAGAGTACCTGGTGCTAAATGAAGAAGAAGCCCGAGACAGGACTGAGGATTATATCAAGGATTCGCTGTGGGCATTCAAGTCTGAGTTCTTGATTGATTACACTGACCTTCCAGAGGCGGCGGAGTCCATGCTGAGATCGTTTCAGCAGGATAAGTGCGAAGACGCAAACGAGACATTGCTCAAGCTTGTCGGTGGAAAGCTTCAAAGTCTGGTCAATGCTGCCATCGCCTCGGACGGTATGGGGCATTTCCTGGCCGGTTACGACCATGAGGTTTCGCGCGTAGGTCCATGGCTGATCTACAGGACCAACTGATCCGACTACCGGGAAATCGCTCCCGGAAGGTTCATAATCATGTCGATGGCCGTACCTCTCAAGGTATGCTCAAATCGAAGTCTGATTGAATCGTCAGCTATCAGAGGCTCACCAAGCAGGAGTCGACCCAACACGTAGGCGTAATTGACGGCCTGGATTGTGTCACTCGGCTTGGTGGCCGACGGTAGGTAACGCATGGTGGTAACACCCCCGGGAGATTCACACGGTGCGCGGAACACGTTCAGGAAGTCCAGCAACATAGGCTGGGCCTGATCCCACTTGTAGCATCGGATGCGTCCACGCTTGACCGCGTTGTACAGATCAGTGATCGACTCCGTCTTGTTGAGCTGCCACTCGTTGATCGTGTGTGGGCTGTCTGATTCGTTGAAGTACGCGGCGGTCGGTCCCATGTATCGGATCATCAGGTGCCGCTCAGACGGTATGAGCTTACGGATCGCGGAGTTGTAAGCCATACCGACACCGACGTCGGTAGCGATCGCATAGCCTCCGAGGGCCAGGTGATTCATGCAGATGTCTGCCGAGATCGAGTCATAGTCCATGCCCTCATACCTGCGCATGTGGATGATGTCGAACTCGTGTGTGCCGGCACGGATGCCTAGCACGGCGTGGACCGTAGTGGACACTCGAAGCTTGTGCTCAATCGACGGATCAGTACCGCCCCAGTCACAACCACTTATCACCCACTCGTACCCCTTGGCCCTGGCACGTTTCTGCAGTGCCTCCTGTTCACCAAGAGTACACATGTCCTCAAGGTTCTTGCGTGTGATTTCTCGCACGCCCTCTTCGGTAGGAAGACCGAGCAACTCCTGGTAAAACTTCTTGATGTTCTGTGTGGACTTGAGGAGTCGAACGATAGAGTCCCACCGGTTCTTGTTGTTCACTACGGCCGGGACGATGATCTGAGGAACGTGAAAACCTACCTGCTTCTGGGCCAACAGCTCAGGCTTTGCGTGGACGAACTGCCCGGAATAGACGTTGAGCAGCCTGCTACACTTTACACACGAAGGACCCTTTGGTCTGATCATGTCGAGCACGTTGTACTCCGGCAACGGGATGTTCCAGTTACCGCACGAACACCTGATCGACCAATACCCCTGACTAGACTGGGCAAACTTGGCCTCCAGGGCAGTCTCGGTAGTAAGGCTGGTGCCGCTGAAGATGGTGACCGGGTTAGTCGAAGCTGATTGGCACTGTTGCACTTCCGTCTCCAAGTCCATGTCGAAGTCTTGAAACTCGTCATAGAGAAGCTCGTCTGTAGACTTACCACGCGCGGGGCCGGCCTCTGACAAGATGTGCAGAAGCTCTATCTGTGACCCATTGGCGAACTCCTTGAATCGAAGGTTGAGACGGAACTTGGAGTCAGGTCGATACAACGTGCAGGCACGCTCGGTCTCTCGTAGCTTGTTCGCGTACGTGGCCAGCTGCTGACCACGAGGCGTAACGTAGAGACTCTTCAGGCCAGGCATGAAGTGAGCGTTGAGCACCTGCCTGACAGACAGCGCGGTACTCTTTGCGATCTGCCGAGACCCTCGAAGAACAGTGAACCCACCTATTTGAAAGTTCAGCATCGCCCACGCGAACGGATAGTCTATGAAGCTCATCCTCTTTCCTTGGGGAAATTTAGGAAAGTAGGTCCCCACCAGGTAGAACGAATTTTGACCGCAGTAATGCCAATACGCGCGAAGAATACTATTTGCCTCGTCCCTTGCCTCAGAACTCGTGGTGGCCTTGGCGACAGCTACTCTAAACGCCGCCCCTACCTCGTTTGAGTGGGTTCTGAACGCTTGGTCATCGCATGAGCTTTTGTATAGGTCAAAGTACATTGATTCTCTGAGGAATATACGTTAAACTGGCCAATGGTCAATAAGTCTCCAAAGAACCTGCTGGGCGATAAAACGCCGTCCGAATTCCCCAAGGCCCGCGCCCGCGTGGTCAAGTTGGTACCCGAAAAGAAACCCGTGAAGACCAATGGAAACGAACCCAAGTAAACTCGACGACGCTCTGGAGACGACACATCCTGAGCAGTTTGAATGTCGTTCATTCGAGAGCGGATACAGCGCACCTGAAGTGCAGGAGCAAAAGTTAGACCCCAATCAGCCGCAGGTGTGGTGTAGGGTTCCTGGAGGCCATTGCATCCCGAACCTGCCGAAGCTTGGTGACATCCGGGTCGAGTGGCACATGACCATATCGAACAGTCTTGGTGTGATCCACACGTCTGACGAGGTGCATACTAAACGTGGCATCGACGGACCCAATCAAGCCGGCACGGTTGCAACGTCTATCCAGAAGGTTCTGGAGGGCGGGCTGTACGAGCCCATGATCGCTGATGTCCAGGCTTACGGTGCTCGCCGACTGGACGAGATAGCCAAGAAGACCCAGACGTTGCGCGAGACTCCTGCTCAAATTTCGAATCAGTCTTCAACTCAGTATGTACCGGCATACGCTTACGAGCAGCCGGTCATGCCCCCTCCGCCGAACCCCTCGGCGAAGATCTAACCCCTAAAATCTATGTCAATCGAGAAAGACCCTGTCAAAGGGTTCAGCTACCGCTTTGACCTCGGCAGCGAAATATCTGCAGTCAGCATCATGTTCGACGTCTTTGTTCCCGGTGATAAGAACACTACCCGGGCGGTCATCGAGGCAGATAAAGTCATCACCGAGACGTTTAACCAGGGTGGTGAAGATTTACCAAGCCTCAGCTTCGGACGCATGTATTTCTTCCCTGCCCTGATAACCAAGAAGATGATCGTAGACATAAGCGAGGTCACCGAACCACCGAGCCATGACTGATTTCATACTGTACACGGACGGCTCCGGGTACCAGGATGGGTTCAGCGGTTACTGCTCGGTCTTCATCTCCAACATCAAAGGACATCCACACAAAGGTCAGGTGCTTGGTGCCATGACTGGCTCCACGGTTGACCGAGCCGAGATGACTGCCCTGTTGGAAGGCTTGGAGGCCATCCTGTCATTCCTAGAAACTGTCCCAAAATTCCGACTGCTGAACGCCAAGCCAACTATAGCCTGGTACACCGATCGAGAGGCTCTGGCCAAGTCGGTAAAGGGCGAGTACGGACGCGGAAGCAGCCCAGACTTGTGGGCAAGGCTTGCCGTGTACGAACAGCAATTCAATATCCTGCCGACCTGGGTATCTCGTGAGACCGAGACGGAAGACTTCAAAACTTGCGACCTTCACGCTTCTACCTTGAGGGTTATCATTAAAAGCTACAACGACACAATATGAGCGAACTAATACAGAACCATGAACTGTTGTGCGACCTACTGTCATCAGCGGAGCGTCAGTATTACGCCGGCACACCTGAAATCACAGACGAAGAATACGACGTGCTACTTCGAGAGCTGATCGCTATGGAGCGTGCCAGCCCGGAGCTTATCTCCCCGTCAAGCCCGACCCAGCGGGTTGGAGCAGGGCGCCTCGGCGGGTTCGAGACAGTTGCCCACGTCGAGAGGCTCATGAGCCTAGACAACTGCTACACCCCGGAGGATCTGGTGGAGTTCTCCAAGAAGATCGAAGATGAAGTCGCCGGAGATCTACTTGGAGAATGGGTGTGGTGCGTCGAGCCGAAGATCGACGGGTTGGCCCTGGAGATCGTGTACGAGAACGGAATACTGGTCCGTGCGGTCACTCGCGGAGACGGCGAGCAAGGAGAGGATGTCACGGCTAACGTCCGAACAATTCGATCTGTTCCACTTCAGATAGGTGGACGCGTTCCTGGCACGCTAGTGGTTCGCGGAGAGGTCTATCTGCCGATCAGTGAGTTCAACCGGCAGAATGCTGCACATCTGGCTGCAGGCCGTCAACTCATGGCGAACCCACGCAACGCGGCCGTTGGGGCATTGAAGCTCAAGGAGCCCAAGGAGGTAAACAAGCGACGCCTGGCGTTCATGGTATACGGTGTCACATACGCCGGCCAGCCGCTTACCAGCCAGGATGAAAGCCTGCGTTACCTTTCCGCGATCGGATTCGTGACTCCTCCGTACGCGACCTGCATGAACGAAACCCTGAAGTCGGTGACCGTCCAGATGGACGAGCTTCGTACCGGGTTAGACTACCAAACAGACGGAACGGTGGTCAAACTCAACCCAATCAAGCTTCGCAAGCAGTTCGGGGAGACTAGCAAGTTCCCCCGATGGGCCGTGGCGTGCAAGTTCGGGTCCAAGACGATGACCACCACCCTGCTTAGTGTGACGGTCCAGGTCGGCAAGACCGGGGCGTTGGCACCAGTGGCAGAGCTGGAAGGAGTCAACCTGAGCGGTACCACGATCAAGCGAGCCAGCCTGCATAACTACGACGAGATCGATCGACTCGGTATCAAGTATGGAGACTTGGTCGAGATCGAGAAGGCCGGCGAGATCATCCCGCAGGTGCTCAGGGTAGCAGAGAGCCGAGGCGGTACTGACATCCGAAAGCCTACAGTGTGTCCATCCTGCGGGACCCAGGTCAAGCAGGACAAGAGCACGATCTTCTGCCCGAACATAAAAGGCTGTTCACCGCAGGTGCGCGGACGGCTTGAGCATTGGTGCGGCAAAGGCGCCATGGACATCGACGGCGGAGGAGAGGTAATGATCAAGAACCTGTTCGACAACGGGCTGGCCTCAAACCCGGCCGGTCTGTACAAGTTGGAACCGGAAGATCTTGAGGAAAAAGGCATAGGAGCCAAGACAGCAGCCAAGTTCATCCAGGCCGTCGAGGACAGTAAGTTCGAGGGTCTTGAGCGCGTACTGTACGGTCTGTCTATCCCGTTCGTAGGTGAGGGAACGTCCAAGCGACTGGCTGCCCACTTCGGTAACATGAAGGCCATCCAGGATGCCAGCGCGATTGATCTGCTCCGGGTAGAGGACATCGGAGATACCACCGCGGCGGCTATCGTTCAGTGGTTCAACCAGGTGGACAACCAGAACCTCATCGAGGACCTGAAGGGTTCAGGTGTTGTCATGACTGCAGCCAAGCGGCCGGCCCAAACCGGTAAGCTCTCCGGGCAGGTCGTGGTAGTCACTGGTGCCCTGGAGATGGGTCCCCGCGAGGTCGCCTGGAAGAAGATCGAAGACGCCGGCGGCACAGTTGCCAAGGACGTTAACAAGAAGGTCACGTTACTGCTGGTTGGCGAAGATCCCGGCTCCAAGGTCGATAAGGCCAAGAAGCTGGGAATCACCATCATCTACGAACGCGACTTCTTAACCAAAATCAGCTAATGGACTCAGCAAAGAAATCTGTCCTGTTGGAAAAGTTCCTGGCCCATCAGCCCGTACGCCCAGTGGTGTGCGGGCTGGTGTCGCTTGTAGAGTTACGTAAAGTGTTTGCCGGCACCACCTTGGAGCCGATCTTCCGATGTGCATCAGCTGCATCATACCTATCATCGTCGTGCGAGGCTTATTGTGACGTCGAAGACTTCGAGCACGAGATAGGAAAGTGGAAGGAAGTGAGCATGTTCGGAGAGACCACAGAGGTCCTGATCGACTCGCTGCTTCAGCAGATCAAACTCAAAAAGTACGAAATCATCATCTTCGACAACTCGACAGAAGTAGAATAGACCAGTTTAACCCAACACCGAATGAAGCAATACATCAAATTACTTGGAGACATCATGACCAAAGGGTCAGACGATCAGCTACAAAACCCGGACCTCGGGGACGTACGACAGCTGATTGGATCTCAGCTGAGGTTCGACCTGACCAAGGGCTACCCGCTGCTGACAACTCGCCCGCAGGACTTCGAAGAGATCCGGGATGAGGTTCTGGACATTGCCCACAAGTCCAACATCTCGCAGGTTGCCAAGACCATCGAGATTACCAAACAGGATCACCTGGTTGAGTTCAGTGGCCTGAGCGTTACTATGCCGGATCGGTGCCAAATTGTCACCGACCAGAACGACCTCCACTGCGTGATCTACCTGGACACGGTGGATGTGGTGAACGAACTGCCGAGGGTATTGGCAGTCTACGGTCTCATTATGCGACTCCTGTCGCGAGAGTCCGTCGGTCGCCACGAAGCAAGCCTGGTGGTAAACATCGGACGCGCCATCGTCATGCACACTGACTTCAAACTGGCGAACGCCTGGATGAACCGCAAACCTTTGAAGCCGTGCCAGCTAAAATTCAACCCTGAGCGATCGAGCTTCAAGGATTCGGTGCCGGACGATCTCACGGTCGAGGACTACATCTACCACGACGAGATCTCTATAGGTAAAGAGATCGCCGGTGTTTTGAGTGCCCTTCGCCGAGCAGGAGCAACGGTAGAGATCACCACAGATGAAACTGAACAATGATGCGGTACCTGCCACGGTAGAAGAGTCAGTAAAGATGGTCACCGAGGCGCTCGAACCTCGGGATTGGGAAGCACTGAGGAATTCACCGCCCACGGAGTTTTACTACTCCGTGGGCATTTGGCTTAGAGATCACTGGAGCATCCTGGAGGAGGGTACCATTCTAAGAAACTCATTCACTGCGCTCGGAGTGTCTCATCCAGACGACGTAGTCGGGTACCTTCTTGCGGTGATCTCATGCAGGGCCAAAGGGCTACCATTCGATCAGGCATACTTCGTAAAATCGGTCCAGGCCCGCCTGGAAACGAAAATCGGAAAGCCATTAAAATGAGTAACTTCAAATTTGCATGGATGTCTGACACTCATCTGGGATACAGGCAGTATGGGCTGGAGCGACGCGAGCGTGACTTTCAGCTGGCATTCATCAACGCCATACAGCTGGTGATTGACTCCGGGTGTGAATTTGCGATCAACTCGGGAGATATTCTGCACAATAACCGACCGACCGCACAAACAATCATGTGTCTTAAAGAGGCGCATGAACTGTTGAAATCGGCCGGGATTCCTATGTGGGTGGTCAGCGGGAACCACGACTTCAGTGAGCCGCACTGGGTCAATACGATCAACCCTGCCAACGACCAGTCCGGCATCTTCCTGATCGATGGGAAAACAGTTGACTACGAGGGATTTACCGTCTACGGCTGCCCATGGCTGCCGCGCGATGCTTTCCTGGCGTCATTGCCGACTATACCCAAGGCTGAAGTGATCGTATGGCATGGAGCGATCCGAGAGTTCATCGGATTCCCGCAAGCCTCTGCGCTCAAGCTGGATGAGCTTCCACTCGACAGGTGCCAGCTGTGGGCCGCGGGAGACATCCACGTGAACAGCGTGAAGAAGGTTGGCAGCACGTAAGTAGGATACCCCGGGTCTACCGAGATGAACTCTTCGTCTGAGGATTTCGTCAAGGTAGTCAAGGTTGTCAGCGTGGAAGACGGAATGATCGTCAACATCAAGGATCTGG